GCTTCTGGCGACATTGCTTCAAACCTCTCAACCAATCCGCGCATGATGCCGACGAGTTCGGTTGCATAAGGCAAAAGCATCTCGCCAACCTGAATACCGAGATCTTTTGTTGCGGCTGCCAATCCGCGCATCTGCCCAGCAAAAGTGCCAGAGGTGTCTGCGGCGTTTCCGTGAGCATCAGTAGTGCCAGCCAACAAGAGGTTGAGCCGCGCCTGAACCTTTGCCTGCTCCTTCTGCGCGCCCGTCAGTTTGTCCGCACCCATCCGCATCAACTCCTGCTTCAGGGTGTTCTCGTTGATGATTACACCAAAATCGGCGGCGTTCTCATGCGCTCCGATCAGCGTACCACGCAGGCGACGGACAGCCTCGTCCATCGGCATATTGTTGAACGACGAAAGGTCAACAGCCAACTTGGTCAGCGTGACCGACATATTTGCTGCGCTCTCCTCCGTGAAACCCATCGGCTTGATGATGTCGCCGAAGGTTGCAGCGAAGCCCATTAGGTCATACCGAGACCTGTTGACCTGTTCAGCAAAGTTGCCCAACTCCTTAGATACAGAGCCGCCAACTGTCTTGAAGACAACATTGAACTTGTCTCGCATCTCCTCGACATCCGATGCAGCCTTAACAGCGGCACCGGCTATGCCAAGAATGGGAAGTGTTACGCTCCTCGATAATGTAGCCCCGACGCTGCGGAGGTTCTGACCAACTTGTTTAAGTTGACCCTCCATCTGCGCCATGCCCTTTTGGAAATCCTTAAGGTCAGCGCCGATCTTAACGCCGAGGCTCGCTACGGTAACCATCTTCCAGTATCGATTTTGCCCGTCTGCGTAATTGCTGATATTCAGCCATACGCATGACAGGCGTTTCCTTTTTCTTCAGTTGGCGGTACATATGGTCCAGCGGCTTTTGCCGCTTTCCCGCCCTGAACAGCATCAGGTTCTCAAGTTGCTGCGCTATCAACAGGGTGCGCTGCCACTCCAGTTCTTCCTGCTGCCGCTGCCGCTCCATCACGCCCGAAAGCATGACGTTGATGTCCCTGAACGAACACTCATCGACCTGCGATGGTGTCATGCCCAGATAAGCGGCGCACATCTTGTCAATGGCTACCAAGTCAGGAAAGGGAGCCGGGTTTACTTTCCCGGCTTCCCCTTTCCCTCGTCAGCATCTGTGATGGCAGACATACCTTCCGACATCCTACGCAGCGCCTTACCCACCGCCGCAAGTATCGCGCTCTCGTCCGAGTTCGCCATGTCGATCAAGAACTTGTCCTCCTTCAGCCCCGGCTTGTCGATGAGGCAACCCACAAAGGCAATACGGGCGAGGTCCGCCAATGACGGACTACTCATCTGCTCAAAGGTAAAGGTGATGTTGTGCTTGATCTCTGCGATACGAAAGGCAGCAGGTCCAAGTTTGAGCGTGTACTCGCGCTCGCCCACTTCTATCGTGATCGCTTCGGGATGGTTGTCTTTCATCGTTGTTCAGGTTAAGAGGTCGTTCCGGTTGCCTCCGTCAACGAGCCAGAAACCTGAATGGAGGTTGAGAACGTCGAAGGAGATTCATCGCTAAAGGTAAGCGATAGATCGGTAATAACGCCACTACCGTACCACTCCGTATCACCCGAGTTGGTGGATGTCAGGAGGAAGTAAACGGTACCGTTGGCAGCCTCGTACGCATCGGACAGTTTCGTGTATCCTGCATCCTCGGTGTGATCGAAGATACCTGACATCGAAACCGTCTGGTTGCGGCGACCTGCGATGAAGGAGGAATCATCCCCGTCATCCTTCGTTGATACGTCGATTGCGCCACGTGATCTGGACAGGGAATGCTCCGTTGCCAGACCTACGAGCGAGTAGTTGGCATCATTGGCTTCGTCAGCGGCTGTTGGGGCGCTGGTGCCAACGTAAAGCCAATAATCCCGAGCGGATTTGTTCTTTGCCATTAGTCTATCTGTTTGAGTTTATCCCGTAGGTCGGGAAACGTGTGGTCAAATGAAGCCGCGCTCACAGAGTGAACACGACCCGTCTTTGCTGCGATTTGAACGACCTGCCATATATTCTGACTGGTCTTGATGTCCACCATGTCGGCAGACTTGTCGCGGCAATTCTCAATGTACTTGAACCTACAAGGGTACGCTTTTGTTTGCAGACGGTTGGTAAACGATCTGTCGAGGTATCTGTTCAGCCCCGACTCCCACGGCTGCCAGCCCACTCGGTCCAAAGCGTCAGCCGTTACCATCATGCCTGCTCCCGGCATATGACGGACACCGTAGTAGGCATCTCCCGTTCGCGTGTCGTAGTAGTGCAGGTCTTTCAGCCCGACCGCCTCAGAGCCGCTACGTACCTGCTCCAGTACCACCTCGATGGCGCGGCTCGTCATGATGTCATCAGAACCCACTATCAGGACGGCATCGACGCGACCCCGCAGCGTGGCAATCCCTGCGTTCCACTTGTCAGACAGCGGGTCGTTGGGATGCTCAATGTACTCCCAGCCAGATTCCTCGGCGAGGCTCCTGCTGACATCGCCCTCGCTACCTACCGCCAAGAGGACAAAGCGGACACCCGGCAGGTCCAAGTGGGCATAATGCTCCAGTACAATACGTGCGAGTGCGTGTCGTTTCCATAGCGTTGTAAGTATACCTATCGTCATATCTGCGTGATGATGAAGCGGACCCGGTACGGCACGCCCCAATACGTCTCGTTAGGTCGCTGGTCATCCTTGATCATGGGACCGCCGAAGTCAGGGTATACGTCCGACACCTCGTACCCCGTCACGGAATAGGCAACGTCACGGTCCGTCAGCGCCGCCAGTCCCGTCGAGGCGTTTGCCTGCGCCGTGTCGGGGTTCGTAGCCCACGAGACGCAGGTGTGCGTCACCTCGGCTCCCTCCGTGGACTTGGTGGTCAGCGGACCGGGTATGAATGTGGCATCGCCGAACACCGTGTACGGCAGGCTGTCCGAATCGTCAGGGTCTACAAGCGCCGTTATACCAGCCGCATTTAGCAGGCGGTACACCTCATCCTGTACGGCATTGCGTGGGTCTTTCATCGGTTCTCTAACGCCTCCTTCATGCGTTTGGCGTGGTCACGCCTGTTGGCTTCCGCTGCGGGAAACATGAACGGCTGCGGACGCTGCGGTCTACCGATGCGAAACTCCCCGCTCAGTTCGTCAAAATATACCCAGCGCTTCTTGGTCGTGTGACCGCCTGCCGGGTTCTGTCCGTGGTATCCTGTGCCGTACTCGACGAACATGGAATACTTGGCGCGACTGACCACGGCTGTTTCGTAGTTCTTTACCGGCTCGGTAACGATGAAACGACGCAACTGCCCCTGATCGACAGGAGCGAAGCGGATGGCATCGTTACGCACCTTATTCTTCGTTGTGTTCAACTCTTGTATAACACGCTCCTGCACTTCCTTCGAATACCTGTCGATGTCCGAGAGCGCCTTTTTCATGCCCTTAACTTCTACCTTTATCATATCCGCACCTCCGTCGTTACGTCATACCACATATTTCGAAAGTCGCGGTTTAGCACCTGCCGGACCTCGTGCGTAATGTTGTCAATGATTAGCCTATGCTCTGGCAGCAGTTCGGTGTTTTCCTCACCAAGATTGCTGCGGTATCGCATCGTCACCTTGTGGGTAGCCAGCAGACCGTTTTGCTCGGCGATGCGTCGCTCGTAGCCCGTCATCGGCTCCACAGATCCGTATACCGTTTCCAGCCGGGTCCAGCCATTGTCCACCTTGACACCATCGACGCGGGTGATGTCGCGCTTCTCGATGTGTATCCTTCTGTCCATCTTGCCGATCATGTCACCACCTCCTCTACACGCATGACCGTAAACTCGTCGTGCGGATACAACTGCTGCACATCGCGGATGTCAAAGTAGCGGGTGCCGAAGCGGACGCGAAACTTGCCGGGTGGTCCCTCCTTACGAGCCAGCAGGTTGAACGAGTATCCGTCGAGGAAGTCGACCTCGGTGCCGTCGAGGTACTGGAGCGCATCCAAACCGTACCCGAGGAATACGAACGGCTCACCTGATAGGTCATCGAACGTGTCGCCATCGAGGAATTGGAACAGGTCGGTAAGGACCGGTCTGTAACGCATTGTCACACGGTGCAGGTTCAGCGCCTCGCGCTGCTCTGCCGATGTAACCTCACTTCCACGCAACGGCTCTACACGTGCATAGACGGTAGCAATGTCAGACCATACATCCGTCTTAACACCTTGTGAGCGCGTCGGGAAGTTCTGTTGTAGCGTTACCCTATGACGCAGAGAACCAATCATTAGTACCCGATGGTTCTGTGGTGTCCAATCTCTTTTAGGATGTTGAACTCGCGTTCAGTCACGAAGTCTCTGTTTTCGTCGCCACGGCGCTCGTACCAAAGCGCGAGCAGACGGAAGATCACCATCAGGATGTCAGCAGGAATATCGGTAGATGCGTCGCCATATCCGGCAACGTATACCAACGTGCCAGCGCGGTCCATGCGGTTAACTTCCCAGCCATCGTTGCGGTGTTTCAGGTATGATGCTTCGACGAGTTGCCAGTTCTCGGCGGCTTCGGTGTAGGATGTCTCAACGCCTGCGCTGTCCTCCTCGTAGATCGTCAGCGACGTAACGGACTGCACCGGCGGTCGCGGTATCTCAATCCTGTCCCTCATATCGTCGCCGTTCATCTCCCACGAATAGGTGCGAGTGATGAGCGAGCGCCGCAGGTATTCCTCGACGCGAGTACGTGCCGCCTTAATCAGTATCGCCAAGATAGCGTTCTGACTGTCATCGGATGAATCGATGCGTAGATACTCTTTTGCCTCTGCTGTCGTGACTGGCTCAACGGCAGGCGCGGACGTAGTTGTCAGGGACATAACTGCTCTGTTTAAAATGTTGGGACCGGGGCGGGAATCGAACCCGCTCTACCCCAGAGAGAAAAGGTGTGCGCCTTTACACTACCCGGTCCTCCACCTATTAGGTGTTCGATACGCGACCGTAAACGATAGCCTCGCTCTGGAGGATCTCGTAGTCGACGCGGTACGAGTAGAACAGGTTAACCTGTCCAGAGGCAGCGTCTCCGTAAGGATCGCGCAGCACCTTCATGCTGTTTGCCATGTAGTAGCCCATCTGCGACCAGTCGCCGAAGAAGATCGGCTTGTTGTCGCCCGTTCCGTCAGCGTCAACCTTCGCCGAGAACATGACCGGGTATCCCAGCAGGCTCGGACGGTTAGCGTACTGACCGAACGTGGAGCGGATGCCCTGCTCGGCGTAGAGGCGGTCGGTACCCGTCAGGGCAGCGATGTCACCATACGTGGAAGCGCGGGTCAGCCATGCAACGTTGGGGCTGTCGAGGTAGAACTGGACCGTATCGTTGAAAGCGATCTGCTCGGGTTCGCCAGCGGCAATACCGGCGGCGGTCGTAGCAAGTGCTTCGGTACCAGAGGCTGCTGCCTCGGCAACGATCAGGCTGTTGTTCGTTTTCGCCATGCCGCGACCGACGAAGTTCTCGATGAAAGCGAGCAGGTTGCTCGTCTCATCTTCCAGCAGTTCTTCGCTCAACTGTACTTTCTTCGTGTACTTTACGAGCGTGAACGCCTGCTGACCGATTGCCGGAGCATCGCGGTCGTAGGAGCCTGCCTCGTTGGTGCTGATGAACTCGCCGTCGGATTCGTTGTCGAACGGCACGTTGACCGTTGTTCCAACACCGGGGATGCGGGTCAGACCCAGCAGGTCCGTGAGGTCGGCTTCGGACTTCTTGGCGAAGATGCCTTCGAAGTGTCCCGTCGGGACGAGGTTGCCACCATCGGCAGCCGTTCCAACGTTCATGTCCGTGTCGTTGGATGCTTTGATCTCAACTTCACGACCGTCTACCTCGTAGCCTTTAGCGCCGCGCAGACCGCCAGCATCGCCTTCACGTACCCAAGCGGCATACGCTTTGGCTTCGCTGTCACCTGTGCTTTTGATGATGGCAGGAGCGGACTTGGCTTCTTCTGGTACCTCGACGATGGCGGGAGCGGCTTTGGCTTCCTCCATCGCGTTGAGGCGTTCGTTCTGGGCAGCGATCATTGCTTCGATGCTTTTCAGAACGTCGTTGTTCTGTTCAGACATTGTAGTGTCCTCATGTTCTGTGAGTGGAGTTTCGCCCAATACGGGCGGTTCGTCTATTGCTTCCGATTTGGCTTCTGCCGCAGTTGGCGCAGGGTGATCATGCCCCGCCTCTGCCGTATCTGCCTCTGGCTCCACTACATCAGATGCAATCTCTTTTGTCGGGGCAATCGCCTCAACATATTCTTTAATGGACATGACATGGTTACGCGGCTCGGCTGGATTGAGAACCAGCGACGCCTCGCCGAGGTGCCATGCCGTAATCTCCTGCGCCCCGTTTTCTGCCGCCTTGCGGCTCACGAGGTGTCCAACGGCACCCGACGAGTAGCCGAGTTTACCCATCTCGACCAGTTCCATGACCATACGCTCGTACTCGTCGCGCTTCTCCAGTTGCGCCTCGAACCATAGACCGGCTTCGTCGCTCCTGATCTCGCCCACGCCGATCTGCCTGTTCTTCAGGGTGTCATCGTAGCCATGCTGATAGAAAACGGGAAGCGTTGACTGGATGCCGTAGTCGGTGGACTTCGTGAAGAAGTCGCCGTACAAGTCGGGGTCAGTCGGTCCGCTAAACCTCACCAAGTAGCCGCCGATTCGACCGTCACCCAAAGCCTTAACTTCGCCCCCGTATGCGACGAGCAGTTCGTTGTCATTCATTGTGTCTGCTGATTTGTTTAATGGCTTGCGCGGATCATGCGCCCAGTTCTTTAGGCTGATGTCGCGCTTGCTGGGACAGCCCTCTCGTGCGGGTTCGCCCTGCTCGCCGTTTCTCATACGTTCGATGAAGGAGATGGCTCGGTTGGCATTGTCGATGTGCTTCTGTGTCCAATCGCCTTTCTTGGTCTCCAAGAGGTCAAGGTTGCGAGCGATGACCGCCGCCGGGTCCACCGACGCGAGGCGGCTGCACTCGGTCTCGGACCATGCACGAAGGTCTGACGCGCTCATATTGGCGAGCCTGTTCCACTTGCTATATACCTCGTCGAGTTCTTCCATGCCCGTTATACAACCACTTTAAAGGTCAGTTCGCTATTACCGCAAGGAGGGCGAACACAACGCAGGCGAACGTTGCCACCGTTAGGTCTCGCTCGTTCATCTCTTGTCTACCCAGCCGCCGCCCTTGAACACCGTTCCGCTGCCGCCCGTGATGACGATGTAACACTTTTGTCCCGTCGTTGGACACTTGGTAAGCGGTGCGCTCTTGATGGATGCGAAATGCTCAAACCGAGTGCCGTCCTCGCGTTGATAGGTGTAGGTCATAGGTTGTCAAAGATTATCTCTTGCAGGACTGCCGCGATAGTGGTTGCATCTTCGGATGGCACGCCGAGGCGTATCAACTCCTGATAATATGCCGCAATGACTAAGGCAAGATATTCGACCGTCCGTATGCCTTCATCCGCTGTGTTCATTGCAGGCAGTCTTGGTAGTACAGTTGTTTGGCTTCTGCGAGTTGCAGGCAGGTGATGAGTTGCAACTCTTTCTTGATGTCAGCCTGTGTGCGCTCGACGGCATCAATCCGATCATCAAGCGTATTTATGTTTGTCATGATGCTGCCCTGCGCCATCTCTACTTGATCCATGCGATCTGGTAGTTGACCGAACCCTGCGGTGCCAACGCCAATGAGCAGCGAAGCAAATATAACGCCTGCGAGCAGTTTGCCCACCTCAATAAGTTTGCCTGTTTCTTCTATTTGCTTCATTTATTTAAGGCAGGAAGCCCATTTGACAGCGGCAGTTGATAACCTGACCGGGGCTACCGTTCGGGTCGGATGGTCTATCCATTAAACTGCCGCCAACGTTGAATAGTTCGTCGATACCGATTGGCTCGGCTCCGTTAAGTGCGATGTGTTCTGGTCGCACCCGTGCGTCCGTTGCGCTGATCCAGAACTTGCGTGTCATGCCTGCTTCTGTCGCTCCTGCCTTTGCGCCCCAGTTCGCCGCTGCGTTGACCTCTGTTTGGGCAATACGTAATGCCCTCGTCTCGGAGATCTCGCCCCAGCGTGTCGCTACGCGGTCCCTGATGAGCGCCGCCGTCTCGCGTGTACCCAGCCCCTGCTCGGCTGCCTCCTGCGCTACCTTCGTAACAACCCCACGTACCCAGCGCTTCGTGTAGTCATCAATGATCTTGATTTTGGCACCTCCGACCTCGGCAAGGTAGGTGTTGACCGATGCCTCCCAAGACAAGAACTGCTCCTCCGTGAAGTCCTTCTGGTCGCGGACAATGGCGTTGTATACGGCTCCTGCTGCTCGTAATGCCGCCGCCTTGTAGAACTCGTCGTATGCCTCGCGGAAGGAGTTGGCATCTATGGCGCTTTCCTCATCGTTCGTGCCGAGCGCATCAATCGCCGCCTCGATCTGCTTGGTGATGGCTCGCTCGATAACGGGTGCCGCCTTGTCGATCTCCTCATCGATCATGCGGTTCATCGCGTCGGCGTGTTCGCGCCTACCCGCCAGCGTCCGCGCTGTGGGATTGAGTGCCTTTATGCCTTCCGGTTCGGCTTGCTTCCGGTCGGCTTCTAAAAATCCGTGAACGGCGCTTTGAACACCTCGTCCAGATCGAATCCAGAGGCGAGGCGTTCTCGGATGACATCTGCCTCGAAGTCGCTCAGGTGATCGGGTGAGAACTTAGCGTCTCGTCCCTTGCGGCTGATCTTGGTACGCCAGCGCTGGATGTCCAGCATCTTGGTGTCGGCGACCTCCTGTACCTGCGTCTCGCCCATCGGCTCATACCCGAGCAGTTCACGCCCCTCGTCAACAGAGAGGACGGGACCGCCTACAACAAGGGCTATTGCCTGCGCCTTCTCCAGTTCGCTCTGCTGCATGACCTCCGTCTTGTGCGGCTCGAATTGCAGGTGGTAGCCGAGCGGCATCAGCAGTTGGTGGTTGATAGCATGAGCGAGTAGTCGCGCCTGTGGTACGACCGTGTTCGCCATGAACGCCAACTGGTCGCTCTTGGCTGTGGCGTAGTTGGCGGCGTTCGACATGACGAGCGAGTGCGGCACGCCCAGCGATGAGGCGATGGCTTCACGTGCGTCGCGGGTGATAACGTCGCTGTGCAGGTCGGACAGGTCTGAGCCTACTTCCTGTGCGGACAGACCCTGCATGACCATAGGGTCATCAGGTGTAGGCTTGGTGCCGAGTATGTTACGGCGCACCCAGCGCTGCCAGCGCTTGACCGTCAACTCGTCGGGCTGCCTTGCGTCCTTGTCCGCTACCCATACGGTTTTCTTCACCAGCCCTGATCGCAACTGACCGCTCGTGTACTCGGCGAGGTCGTGCAGGATCTGGCTGTGCATCTGCGTAGCCTTTGCATCGGACGCACCCGGTCCCTGCTCCGTGAAGGGCGAAGGCTGGAAGGTGGACAGGACGCGAGACCTCGGGATCTGAAACTTGCGCTTGTTGATCTTGCGCTCGTAATACCGAAACTTGCCGCGCTCGTCGGGACCGTATGCTCCGTCCTTGTAGTTGGGCTGTATCGTCAGGGGATTGATCCAAGTCAGCCCGTCTGCTTTTGTGACGATGCCGTCAGCGTTGAACGTGCCTTCCTTCATGGCGTAGGATGCCCCCATCAAGGCAAGGCTCGCTTCGGCTCGGTACAGGTAGTCGAGTAGGTTGAGCCACGCCAGTTCTTGTGGAGCCTCCATTCCTGACTGCCACACTACGTTGTCCATGTCGCCTTTGTGAACGACGAAGGGGAGCGACGAGATGGCTTTGGCTCGCACATCGACGCACCGCCTCGTCCATCCCTCGTCAGTCCATGCCACGTGTGGCGACATCTTGGCTACGTGTTCGTGACCATGCAGGTTGAAGATGTTCAGCCATTCGGGATCGTTCAGGCTCACGCCCTTCGTTGACGATCCCAGTACGTAAAAATCGGGCTTCGGCATTACCAGACTCCCCAAGTGTTAGTTGCGCCTTTCATGTGCGTATAGATGGCATACCTCATGGCATCAACGGCGTGGTCATTTCTTTTTAGCGGAACGTCCTTGAGCGAGCCATCCTTTCGGTCCTCGTCCCAACGGTATTCCCGCATCTCATTTTGTAGGTTTTGCGACCCTGCGTGGACGTTGATGTTGTAACGTTTAACAAAGTCGATTCCATCCTTTACGCTTTTGTCGGCTTTATACGCTTGCAATCCTTCTCGGATCAATTCCTCGATCCTGTCGGGTTCGGCTGCGTCGCAGTATATAGGCAGGTTTCTGTTGCCGATCGTTTTCTTCAACTCCGCAATGAGGTCAGAGTTTGTTAGACCGCTCTGATAAATTACTTCCTTGACGTATACCTCGGGGTCGGTCACGGTCACGGCTACCACGGCAGAGGGGCTATTGTATCCGAAGTCGATGCCGTAGAAGTCCGGCTCGCGCTCCTCCCTGTATGTTTTCCAGTCGGTGTAGATGACACCCTTCAGCGCCTCGCCCCACTCGCCGCGCTCGTATATTGCCCTCAAATCGTCCGGCAATGATTTCAGTACGTCGATATACTGCTGGTCAAGGAAGGCGTTGTCGCGCCACGTGGTGCGCAGCACGAACAGGTCTGGGTTCTCATCGAGCCAGCGCCTGATCCAGAGGCGTGAATCCGTCGGGTTGAGTGTTAGCGTCAACTGCTTGTACGTCGGGACATCGCCACGCAGTCGCAGGTCCACTTGCCTGAAGGCTTCCTCTTTGACCTCGCTTGCTTCCTCGATCCAGACGGAGGTGATCCCTGCTATCGACTTCAGTTTCTCGGGGTCATCCAGTCCGGCGTGTATGATCTGCGCTCCATTGGGAAACGTGATGGACAGGTCGGAGCGGTTGGCTGTCACCTCTACGCCGAAGGTCGAAGCCACCTCGATGAGCAGACGGAAGGTGGACTCGCGGCAGGTGCGGTAGACGTTACGGATGACGAGGATGCGCTCTCGCTTGTGCGAGATGCAGCGGTATACCAGTTTTTGCGCTACCGTGTAGGACTTACCAGATCCTGCTCCACCAAACAGGACGGCATACCTGTCCCTGCTTGTGATGTAGCCGGAGTATCGGCTGTTGTACTGAACAGCGCTGGCTGGCATCAGTCATCGTGGTCCGAATCGACCGGGACGAAGTTGATCTGCAATGGCTGACCGCCAGATGTGATGTCAAGGCTGTTGTTCTCGCTCCATCCCATCTTGACGCGGCTGTAATATCTCGCCGTCTGAAACCACGATGGATGCGTTGGGTCCATTGCTACGGTGGCAATGCAGTCCTGCACCTCGTCGGCTATCTGGTCTTTCAGGGCATTATAGACCGTCTTTACCGTCTCGCTCTCTTCCATGCGGCGGTATATGCTACTGCGATGGTATCCCAGATCCTCAGCCACACGGGTGATGATACCCTTATGCTTTACAAGGGCTGCGATAATCTCTTCGTCGGTATGTCTGTTCTTGTTCACGCGCGTGAGCGTCTCGTATTAGTCCTCTGGTATGCAATGAAAGAACAGGGCGCGGAAAGCGTCCATGTCTATCTTGGTGCCGGGACAGGTTTTCTTGGCTCCCGTCTCGCGGTGTCCGAGTATGTTGTGTGGCGGTATGCCGTACAAGTCCGACAGCCTGTCGCACAGTTTGACACCCTGCAAGACCTGCGGCAGGGTCCACATCTCGTGGTCGCCATGACCCTCGAAGGCGATGCCGATGCTGCGGCTGTTGTAGCCCATCGCATGAGCGCCCTCCTCGGACTCCTTTCTGCCTGTCTCCAGCGCACCGCTGCGGCGTATCAGGTAGTGGTATCCGACATCGTTCCAGCCACGGTCGAGGTGCCAGCGGCGCACCCTCTCGATGTCCGCTTCACCATCGAAGGCAAGCGTGTGGAGGATGATGTAGTCCGGGACGTTCATCCTTCGGATTCTTTCTCGGCTGGCTTTCCCTCGGGGATCAGCATGGCAGCCACGGCTGCGAGGGCTGTCACGGCTTCCCAGATGACCTGCAACTCTCCTACTTCGAGCGGCAGGAACTGGGCGATGATGGCAAGACCTGCCCACGTTGAGGCTTCTTTCAGGCGGTCGAGTAGTTTCTTAATCATCGTAGGTAATACGGTTGGTGGTAGTAGTGCCGGGACGGGTATCTGCTCCGGCGGGTGTGGTTTGATCTTGTCCATGCAAGTATAACGCTCCGGCGGTTTACGTGTTCGGGTTGGTAAGACCACGGAAACGGTAGCCCAATATACTGGTGCAGCGTGGTGTCTGCGACTTCTGGTTGCGGTCGTAGTGCGCCCACCAATGGTCTGATACATCCTCGACGTTGGGTACGGGCAGCGCCTCACCCGGTCTGGCTGTGTCTCCTAACGATTGCCTTGCCCTATTCTCGGCTTTGACGAAGGTGTTTGTGTCGTATCCACCATCGCGGTTGATACAGACCAGTTCGAAGTGTTCAGGCAATAGGTCGTACAGGTCGATCCACTCGTTGCGCTGATATGCTGATATGGGAAGCCCATGCAGTTTCCCAGAGCGCAGCGCCCTTTCCCTGCGTGTCCTTATATGCTTCTCCCATTGAGCGATGGACATCCCGGTTATCTTGTGGCATAGCATCTCTGCTTCATGCGCCAGCGTTGAAAAGGTCAATGATCTTGGTGTTGTGTAGTTGTGCTTTCTCCTTTGCCCACTCGCGCTCCCTGCGGTCAGCGCACCGCGTCAGGTAGTTGGTGCGGAAGTCCTCCATGTTCTCCCTGCCCTCAAACGACAACCCATGCTCGAACCAAAAGTCCACGGTATCCTTAAACTCCTGCCCTGAACCCGGCTCGATGTTGCCGACCAGCGCCACCTTCTCGTTGTAGGTGAGCGTTCTCTTTAGCCTTCTCTGTATATAGCCAATCGCCTTTGCGTCGATCTGGCTTGGCTTGAGTGTTTCCATTTTCATTCTATGAATGTAGCCTCTCTTGGCAGTACCGTCAATCCTTCGCCATGTGCCGTGTATGGCTTCTTTTTGGATTTGTTTTGTTCTGTCTCTCAGGATACGGTGTGCCAACCCTAAATGTCAAAAGGGTACAACAGGGGTTATATATAGGACGAGAGAACGCTGCCCCTGTGTGCATATCGGGAATCGTTGCCTGCATCCCCAGCGTGTCTCGCTTGACCTCCTGCGCCTCGAACGGCTCCGCTTCCATCACCACGGACACCTATCGCATCAGCCGAATCAATACTAAACGCGAGAGCACGATTGGTTCAAGACAATCTGGGTGCATCTTATCCACCAAACCGCTCATTCCATGTTAGGTGATCTATTTGTGTGAAGTGTTAGTGAACGATGGTGTATATGTCAAAAAAAAATCCGAGATTGGTCACAAGTCAAACGGGCAGCAGCCCACCACCAACCGAGAGAGACAATGACCATCCTGACCAAAGATTTCGCCAAAGAACTGATCCGTGTATCCAACCTTGCTGTTGAAAATGGGGAGATGACAGGTTGCAAGGCAGCAGACATCCTTGAAGCAAGTGCAGAACTCATTACCAATAGCGCATTTTACCGCGATATGGTCAAAGAACAGGCTTCATCGCTTCGCAAAACCGTTTAAAAATAATAACAACCCGCCGCCCCGTAAGGCGGCACAAACCGAGAAAGACCAATGACAAAGACACAACTACTTCGTAAGGTCGAGCGCCTATTTGACATCCCAGACAAGGTGTTCTACTGGGGCATCCTGCTCGGCGCTTCTTACTTTATCATCAGAACCATCGTCGGATAATGGCACTCAAGATAGACAACGACCTGCTCGACATTTGCCACTACGTCAGCGAGAAAGACAACGACCTTGCGTGGTGGTTCGACTGGGTAAAAGACCCAGATCCGCTGACGTTCTGGGATCGGCGATACGAGAAGCGGCGATCAGTACATCGGCGCTCCGATTCCAAGCAGAAGAAAGAAAGCAATTTTCTTGACCAGTAAAACGAGCAAAACAAGAAAGCCATGCCAGATATATCCATGTGCCTCAATCACGAGTGCCACTTGGCAAAGGAGTGCTATCGCCATGAGGCAAAGCCAAGTGAGTGGCAATCGTACTCACACTTCCATCCTGATGAATCAGGCGAGTGCAACAACTTTTTGCCTATCTGGAAAACACCAAAAACTGTCGCGAAGCCGTCAAAAGTGAGGAGAAAGCACACTAAATGACACGTAAATAGTCAAATATGAATCCTTAAGTCTCTTTAGGATCCATTTACAGCACTACACAAAAGCAGACACCTACACTACAAACACGATTGTATACAAACACGATTGTATACCACATTCCGGAATAGAAAATGGACTATGACGAACTAACCATATTCGTATCGGGCTTCCTGACCGCCTCAGTCTTTACATGGATCATGGCGCTCCTGATGCCGAAACGAGAAAAGCCACCATGCAGCACAAGGTTCACAGGCGATGACATCGCCATGCTGAACAGGCTGCTGGACGAGAACAACGTACAACTAACCAAGAAGGACTGATGTATTACAACACCACCAGAGAGACGGGCGAGGAACTAGCAGAGGCAACCGAAAAAGCCGCCTCGCAGAATGATCGGATCCTCGACCTGTACCGGTCGCTACCCAACACCTGCCTCCACGCGTGGACGATCCTGAACTTCCTGCCCAAAGGCGTACCCATCACCAGCGTACGCCGAGCCATCACGGAACTGCACAAGGCAGGCAACATCGAGCGAGACGTTGCGATCAAGGCTGGACCATACCAGCGGCGCACCTACACGTACAGGTACGTCCGTGGTTGATTGTGAAATGATTGTTAAGGCAGCGCATTTGTCAAAATAAAGTGCGACCTTTCAATCGACACAACGGCGCAAGCCACCACCAACCGAGAAAAACAATGACACAGAGAGAAACAGATAACTTCGACACCTACTACGACGAGATTGCCGACGAGCAGTACGAGATGTGGAAGGAGCAGAAGGAGATACCGCAACTGCGGACGATAGATACCACATCCCTCCAGCGCAGCCTCGACCGCATGGCTGCTATCATCAGAGAGTTTGACGAGGTGACACGATGAGCATGACCAAAGAAACCGCCATCAACAAGGCGATGCAGAGCGTCCGGCAGGCAATCGCCTTTGACCAGTACAGTCCACAACAGACGGACCTGAACGTCCGTACCGCCCTGCGGATGGTGTACGAGGCAGGACGAGCACAAGGCATCAGAGACTCGATCGACATCATCGAGCGTAATCACACCAGCACTCAAGAGGTGGCGTAATGGCGAAGGACACAGGCATCGTCAGCATCCACGGCAAGCAATACAAGACCGTGGCGCTCCGTGTGAGCGAGTTTCGTGAGAAGTACCCCATCGATGACGGATGGGGTATCGAGACCCAATGCTACGCCGTTGACGCACAGACGGTTATCATGCGAGCCGTCATCACAGACCCGCAGGGTCGCGTGGTGGCTACTGGCTACGCCGAGGAGGAACGATCTCAGCGCGGCATCAATAGCACATCAGCCCTTGAAAACTCGGAGACCTCGGCGATCGGACGAGCGTTGAGTGCAGCAGGGCTTTCGGGAGACGGGACATACGCTTCTGCCGATGAGATAGCACAGGCAATCAGCAAGCAGGGAAGCAGCCCGTCAGCCGCACCCGGTCAGCCATCGCAGAAGCAGAAGAACTTTGCGTGGTCGCTCATCAAGAAGCAGCCCGAGGACAAGCAGGAAGCATACATCAAACGAGCAAAGACGGCAGACGCT